TATACGGCACCACAAAGAAATAAAAAATTTTATGAAAATCATAAAGAAGAAATTATAAAAAAAGTAATGGAATATAAAGAAAAAAATAAAGATAAAAAACCTGATCCAGAAAAAATTAAAGAATATAATAGACGGGCATATTTGAAAAGAAAAGAGAAAAATACTAAAATTAATTAATTATTTTATGCGTTTAAAACTATTTAAAATTATATTATATAATAATATATAATATGAATGGTAAAAAACCTCCTGACAAATATAGAACAATTAAATGTTCTTTAAAATCTATAGTAAAGAATGAATTAAACCAAACTAAATTATTTGATGCATGTTATAGAACTCATCAAATTGTTATTCACACATATCAATTTTTAAGATTATGGATTTTAAATAAGTATCACAATAAAGAAAATATACCACTAATTACTGATGATACTATTAAAATGGCTTTCAAGTCATTATTAAAAGATAGTCAAGGACCTAAACCAAAAGGAACTAATTTAAGTTTATATAATGAATTTAAAAAATTATATGATGATGAATATAAAAAACTTAATTATAAAGTTAAATTAGATGGTGTTAATTTATCTCAAATATTAGGATATATGTCTATTGATATGCTTACTAATATTGAAAATAATATTAAACTACATTTTATAAAATATCTTAATAGATTTGTTAATTCGTCATATAAAAAACAAAATAATGAATTGTTAGAAAAATGTGAAAAAGGAACTAAAACGATTCTAAGAAAACAATTAAATAAAGATTTATATGAAATTAAACAAGATTTAATAAATAATACATTAAATTCAAATATCAAATATCACGAATGGATAAATAAACATAAAAATAATATATTTCCAAAAGAATTTAATACATCTTATGAATTTGACATTCAAAATAATCCCCAAAATTATATTAAAGGTATGATTTATATGTGTTTAGAAATTGAAAAAATAGGAACGAAATCATTTCAATTCTTTCCGTTGAGAAATAATATTATTTTAAAATTTATTCCAATAGATAGTAAAAGTTTAATTGAATTATTTATAGAAGAAGATAAAAATACATATTTAACTGATATTGAAAATAAAAAACAAGAATTATGGAATAAATATTTTAATTTGAAGAACCCAGTTTTTAAACAAAAAGAATACTCATTTGATTATAGAATATCAACAGATTGTTTTTCAGTATCAATTCAATTAATTGATAATGATTTTATTCAAAAAGAAAAAGATAAAAAACAAAATATGAAAAATAAGAAGGGACAAATGAAAGAGATGACTAAAAATATGAATCAAGAACAAAAAGAAAAGTATAAAGAAGATTTAATTAAAAAGAAAAAGGATGAACAAGTTAAAATAAAATTAGAAAAAAAAATATTAAAAGATAAGGAAAAAGAAGCATATAAAAAATTATCAAAAGAAGAAAAAATAAAGTTAAAAAAACAAAAAAATACTGAAAATAAAAATAAATTAACTAAATATATTGAATTTCCATATTTAGAAGAATTAAACGAAACACAATATAACGATTTTAAAAAGGGTAATTGGGTAGTTTGCGATCCGGGAAAACGAACATTGATGTATATGAAAAACAAAGATGGTATAACTTATAAATATACTAATAGAATGCATATGAATAAAACTAAAAGATTAAAATATCAAAGATTAATCAAAAATTATAAAGATATAAAAGAAATAACACCTATAGAAAATAAATTAAGTGATTTTAATTCAAAAAGTTGTATTTTAGACGAATTTAAAAAATTCATAAAAAATAAGAATGAATTGAACAAAGTATTGTTACAAAAATATAAAGAGGATATATTTAGAAAATATAAATGGTATGCTTATATAAATCGTAAGAAAGCAGAAACAGATTTAGCAAGAAATATTAAGGATAAATTTGGTAAAGATGTTATTTTAATTCACGGTGATTGGTCAGACAAATTAAAAACTACTCCATCAAGAATAAAATATATATCCACTCCAAATTTAGGATTAAAAAGGAAATTAAATGAATATTTAACTATCTATAATTTAGATGAATTTAGAACATCTTGTTTAAATTATAAAACAGAAGAAAGATGTGAAAATATGTATTTACCAGATAAAAAAGGTGTTGAACGAAAAATACATTCAATTCTAACGTATCAAACGGAAAGTAAAAGAATGGGTTGTATTAATCGTGATGAAAATGCCGTAAATAATATGATAAAAATAGTAAATACATATTTACTAAATAAAACACGACCAGAAAAATTTAGGAGAGATTATAAATTTCCTGATAAGATAAAAGATGGCAACCCTATTATTAGTATAAATAATAGTGTCAAATGTCATTAAGCCCTTATGGGTGCAATTATATTTTTTTTTACTGTTAAGTGTCCCATTTTTCAGTGAAAAAAGTGTAATAATAATAAATATATAAAATATTTGGATTTTTATGACAAATATGGAAAAATTTAGAAATTAACAGTATTAATATATTTATTAAACTAAAAATAAAAATTGAAAAAAATTTTTTTAGCATCCAAAAAAAAATCCTTTTACCGTAGCCTTTTTGGCTCAAGTTTAACAATTTTTAATCGAGGGTTCATTCTTGAATCAGCTCAATTCGATGACGATTAGGATTCAACACACTAAAGAAGAGTCCCGTTTTGCCAAATTGTTTCCAAGCTTTCTTGCTTTCTATTTTGCACTTGATGCAGATAATGAAAAAATTAAGAAGTTTGGCTGGGACATGTTCTTTGGTGGATTTGGATTCTCTAACTTGGCATATGCACCAATTTTCATCATTGTTGGGGGAGAAAAGCTGACGTTTCAAAACACCGAAGCTGGATTTCAGTACTTGAAGTATTTGTACCTCGACAAAGACAAGGAAATCTATAAAAGGTTTGCAAAATGTAATGGCCAAGAGGCTTGGGATGTTCGTTGTGATCTAATGAATAATCGACCTGACCTGATACCAGACTTTACCTACTATGGCTATGGAAGATGGGGAGCTATGCTTGAACTTTTGCGCTGCAAGTTTACGCAAAATGAGCACCTTCGCTTTGAACTTCTAGCCACTGGTGATGCATTTCTGATGGAGCACAACACCAAGACAGGAAAAGATTTGTACTTTTCCAACAATCATGTTGGAGATGGACTAAACTGGTTGGGCTATCAGCTCATGATAGTCAGAGCAGAACTCAACGGGAACACGTTTTTTCCAAAATGGCTTTCTACCCATATAAACATGACAACAGGTGAGTCTCTTGCCAAGGATGATGAGAAGTGCTTTTTGAAGGAGGCTGTTAGGTACTTCACTGTTGAAGAAGTGCATGTTCTTTTCCCACCTTTGTAGATGGAACTGCATCTTTTGACACGAGACCTGAGTCCTTATGGATTGAACTGTTGATAACCTTTATATTTTATAAAGTTTGATCTGCTGGCAATTTTGTACAGGCCACCATTTATCCTTATTCATTTATATCGAACTGTAGACATTACAGATTAACTTCAAAATGATATTTTTGGTTTTTTTACACCTTTGGAGATTTAAAATAATGTTAAATAATTCTTTGTTGTACAAAAGGCTGTGTACATGAATAAATGGATTTATAGAGCTATTTAATGTTGATAAAGTTCATTTTTTTATATATTAATGCTGTGTATTTTCATCAATATCATTTTTTTTCTGAATCCACTATACATTTTTATTCTATAGAAAAATATATTTTTTAATAATCTATAATTAATTCTGTATCATACTTTTTTTCATTATTCAAATCAGAAATTATAGATATTATTTCTTATATTTTATAATCTTCTTGGATAAACGTATTAGATATATTAATTATTAACTTTTACATAAAATAAATGATCACTATTTAGGTGTAATTTTTGTAAATTAAATTTAAAAAATTTATATGTTTATATTAATTTAAATTAATTTATATAGTATTATATTATATGGGTAATCAACAAAGTAATGCGGAAGTTGTATCTGAATTAGTTAATAAATCAGTAGCAAATGTTATGATTGAAGCAAGTTCTAAATGTTCGGCAAATAATGTTGCAGTACAAACACTCGAATTTAAAGATATTAAACTAGATCCTAATTCAGGCTGTAATCTTGTATTTACAGATATAACACAAGAACAAAAACAAATGCCTAATTTTTCTTGTATTAACTCAACAGAAATGAATTCTGAAATGGCTACTAAAATTTCAAATGATATTGCACAACAAGCAGCAGCACAAACATCAGGTCTAGCAGGAGCATTAAATAGTGGATCAAATGCGAAATCATTATCTAAGATAACTAATGATATTACAGCTAATGTAAATATGAAATCATTATCCGAATGTGTACAAAATACATTCAGTGATCAAAAATTATTGTTTCAAAATTTAAGTAGTGGATGCCCTCTTTATTGTAAAAATGTAAATGGATGTCCTAAAGGTAATAATTGTGATTTTGATAAATGCACAATTCCATTTAATAATATAAAACAAATAGGAACACAATCAGCAGTAACTAATTGTCTGAATATGAATTCACAAATTGCTAAAGAAATCAAAGATTTAGATAATAAACTTAAACAAGATGCATCTGCTAAAAATACAGGCATTGATTTGTTCGCAAGTATAGGCGCAGCAGTTATTTGTCTAATTATTATTGTAATTTTAATATGCTTTTTATTGAAATGAAAACTTTATTTTTATTTTTTAATTTATTAGAAAATCTTAAAGGATATATATATTATTAGCTAATTTTATATATCTTGATGATTACATGTATTTATAAATTTTGCATTCATATTAGTGAACTATCATATATAAAATTATAATAAATAAAAAAAATTATATTATAATTTTATATGACAGAATATTTATATTATGAAAAATATATAAAATATAAAATAAAATATTTAAAATTATTAAATTATAAAAATAATTTAGAAGGTGGTAAAATATTATCAACAGTTAAAGATTTACCTAAAGCTATGATTACGATAATAGTAAGCATTTTTAAATTTTTTAAAAAAATTATTAGTAATACATCATTTAGAGATATGATTTATAATAATAAAAAATTTGAAGAGATTAAAAATTATATTGTTAAAAAAATAGATGAGATAAAAAGAATAATTAAATTTACAATTGAATTTATAAAAAAATATTCTAAAATTGTTATAAAAATGACAAGTAATTTAATAAAAAAAATTGGATCATTAATTTTTAGTTTACTATCAAAAGGAGCAGTAAATATAGGGAAATCTGCAGTATCTATAGGGAAATCTGCAGTATCTATAGGAAAATCTGTGAGTAAATTGGGTAGTAAATTGGGTAGAAGTAAATTAGATCAGAATTCAAATTCAAATAAAAGCGAATCATTTAATGATAGCAAAGAACAAAAAGCAGGTAAGCCTATGCCACATAAAAATTGTAATATGTTACCAATCAAACAATTATTAAATCTGCCTACTGTAATACGTGAACCATTTCAAACAGCTTTTATAAAAATATTAGTAGAATTAGTAGAAAAGGCTATAACCACACCACCAACAGGAATTATTGCATTAAAACCATTTAGTGTTATAGTTGGATCAATGATAAAAAAAATGTTTCCAAAAATATTAAATTTAATGGAAACATATCCGGAGATTGCAGAACAAATATTATGTATGATAGATGCTCAAAAATAATTAATAAAATATTTTAATTATTATTTCAAATTACTGCATGCTTCATTAAATAGATTAATTTCAGTATACCAATAATAATTATTTTCATTTGTTGAACTTTCGTCAGAAGTTATATTATTATCAATTAATAATAATGTTTTTGTTATTAAATTATTTATGATGATATTTTTATTTTCATCAACAATAATTTCATTTGAATTAATTTTTGATTGCAAAAATAAACATAAATCATATAATTCTTTTTTATAACAAATATTATTATCAAAAGTTATATTATTTAATTCTTCATTTTGTAAGTGTTGAATTTCTGTTGGTAGAAGATCTGAAATTTTATTAATTTCAAAAAAATTTTCGGAAGAATCTTTATTAATATTAATAGTTGATCCAATAATAATATAATTTTCTTCTAAATATTTTAGTATATTCAATAATTCTAAATTATTCATATTATTTATTTTTTTATCAATACTAATAATTTCATCTATAATCGAATTTTTATCAATATCTAATATTAAATAATTATTATTTAAATTATTCAAACAATTTTGAATAAATGTTTTTATTTGATATAATGTTTTTAATTTAATTATTTCATTATCATCAATAGTATCATCTAATTCTAAATTATTATAATTTTTAATAAATAATTTATTATCAATAATTTTTGTGTCTTCATTACCAGATTTGCGATCTTTTATAAGTATAGTTATTATGGAATTTAAATCAACTTTAAAAGTTATATCAATAACTGGCATACTACCTGTTGATACTTTATCAAATATAATTTCATCTAATAATAAATTTTTATTTGCTATTTTTCTATCACCTTGATATATTTTTATATTTATAATATTATCATTAGGTAAATTAGTGGTGTATTTTTGATTTTTTATAATTGGTAATGGCGTATTTTTAGGTATTATAATTGAATATGTACCATCAGCTAATTCAACACCTAATGATATAGGTAATACATCTAATAATACTATTTCAAGATTATTTTCAAATTTATTTTCTAATATTCCTGCATATAAACCGGCACCATGTGCAATAGCAAATTCTATTTCGGGATATATCCAAAATTTGTTATTTGTTATAATTTTAATCATATTTTGAATTGTTGGAATTTTATTTGATCCACCTACCAGAATTGTAAAATTAATATTCGGATAATTATTAATAGTTTTGATTATTAAAGAATTAATTCTATTAATAAATTTTTCAATAATATATTCAAATTTTAATCGAGTTATTGTATAATAAAATCCTTTAATATCAATATTATAGGATTCGAAATACGATAAATTTTCTTTAATAGTTTGTGCATAATTCCATAAACAATTTTTATCTAATAAGTTTTTATTAAATAATTCAATTATATAATCATTTTTATAAATATCATTATAAATTAATTCGGTAAAATTATTACCACCTAAATCATTTAATCCATCACTATGTATAACTTCAAAAAATAAATCAGTTTTTTCTAATACAGTTATGTCCGTAGTCCCCCCTCCAATATCTAAAACTAAAATTCTTTCTTCAATATTTGCAGAATAATTTAAACCATATGCAATAGCTGCAGCAGAAGGTTCATTTATTATTCTTAAAACTATAAAACCAACATTTTCCAATATTGATTTTAGAATTTTTCTTTGATAATCATTAAAATTAGATGGACATGTAATTACACATTTTATAATTGATTTTTCTAATTTAAAAAATTTATTTATTGTATTATATAAATATTTAAAAAAATAACATATTAGGTTATTTATATCATTATTATCGTCATTTTCTCCAATATTTAATTTAAAATTTTTATATATATTTATACAATTATTAGGTATATAATTACCACAATAAACTTTATTATTATAAAATCCTACTTTTGTAGGTATTATATTACTAATTCCATCATTGATAATATTTATTTTATTAATTCCATTTTTACTTATTTTATTATCATTAAAATAAGTTAATATTGTATTAGTAGTACCAAAATCTATACCAATTAATAAAGAATTGTTAACACTTTCCTCCTCTAAAATATCGTTTGAATTTATCATATTATGAAAATAAATAATAATAATTTTTTAAATTAAAATATTTTAATTTTTCTATTATATAAATATAATCCAATTATTTTATTAGGCTTATTATTAATTATATTATAAATTTCATTTGTTTCTAAATCTCTTAAATAATTAATATTTTTAAAATTTATTAATTCATAACCGTTTATTTCAATAATTGTTTCTTCATTATTATCTTCTTCATTATTAAATTCATTATTAACTTCATTATTATCTTCATTATTTTTATCCTTATTTTTTTTATCCTTATTTTTTTTTTTAATTATATTTTCAACATTATCTATTTCTAAATTATTCTCATCATTATTTGTTTTTTTCTTTTTTTCTTTTTTAATTATATTTTC